TGCAAAACGCACTCAAGCACTGAAGAAGATTCTAGCCATACGAAAACTAGGACTCAGCGCAACGCCTTACGAACACTCGGACGAGGTGTGGTCATTACTCAACTGGCTAGATCCTTATCAGTTTCCAGGTTACTGGGCGTGGGTGCAAAGATACTTCAACATGGTAGACAACTACTATAGTATGCAGAAGCAAGCAGGAGAGCTCAAGGACCCCGAGGCGTTTCAGCGACTCCTTGCCCCATGGGTCCTAAGGAGAACGAAAGAGCAAGTTCTCCCGGACCTCCCACCAAAAATAGAGATACCCACGTTCGTCGGTATGACCCCACAGCAAAAGGCGATGTATAACACACTTGCTCAGTCGAAGGACGTAGTGGTCCAGCTTGGAGACCAAGACCAAGACATTGTGATACTTAATGCCCTCGCGTTGTTGACTAAGCTACAACAAGTGTCAACATCCCCCAAACTGATAATCCCCGACTCACTAGAACAGGGCACCAAGTTGAGGTGGGTAGACGACCACGTCAACGACAACCCCCACAGGAAGGTGGTCTTCTTTACTCGCTTCATCCAAACAGCCAAATGGATTGCTGAGTCCTTGGGCTGCGAGTGTCTAGCACAGGGGCAGGGTGATCCTACATTCTTCCAAAAAGGTCTACACAAGTATGTGGTAGGCACTATCGACTCGATGGGTGAATCGTTGGACTTTCCGATGGCTGACGACGCAGTGTTCGTCGAGACGCACTGGTCGTCTATCAAAATGCAGCAAGCCATCGACCGTGTGCATCGTTCCAACATTGTCTCACCAAAGAACATCTATTTCCTGCTCTCCTCCAGAACCGACAAGCGCATTCTCAAGGCTGCACAGGATAAGATTGACGAACGACGGATGGCATTAGAGTTTGCTCGTGCGCGTCCAGAAGAAATGGTTGAGAGTGAATCTTGAGTCCAAGGTTGACCACTGGGAAAATTCTCGCAAGTAACTTATAATAATAACCTACGCTCCTAAAAAAACCCTTCTCAAAGGTAACCATGAGTATACACCAAATTCACATATCGGACGTAAAGTCATTTCTGAAGTGCAGGCGTCAGTGGGAATGGAGCTCGCCGCTTCGTGGAAATCTTGAACCTGCAATCCCATACCTACCTTTCTACTTTGGAAGGGCTATTCATCATTGTCTCGAGATGAAGGCATCTCAGGATAAGCCTTTCACTCTCTCACTGCGAGAGTTTATTGAGCACGAACGAAAACAGATGGAAGCCAGTGGGCCGTGGCAGGCAGAAATCGATGCCCTTGAAGAACACATGGAACTCGCTGCTGGTGTGCTAGCACATTACGGGCTACATTATGAGTATGATGAGGGACCTTGGTCAGATCACAATCTAGAGTACATACAAACCGAAAGCTCGTTCGAGGTGCCCCTACGCTCTGCATCAGGTCGTCGTTCTACCATATTCCTTGCAGGCCGTTATGATGGTATTGTCCAGCGTAAGGACAACAAGGAGTTCTGGATATTCGAGTCCAAGACCACTCGTTCTATTGGTGAGCTCGAGCGTTCCTTAGCCAATGACTTTCAGTGCGGAATGTACATCTGGGCTGCAAGAGAGTTGTACGACCTTCCCATCAAAGGTGTTATCTACAACATGATGACCAAGAAAGCTCCAACCCAGCCGCAAGTCCGTACAAACGGCCTTCTGCAACGTGACCAGAAGCTGCAGACTTCACCTGTAGCGTACATGCAAGCAATCAGACAGTTGCACCCCGATTTTCAACCCCGCCACGTTGAAGAGTTTTACGGTGAGTACTTGCAGTGGCTTTCGAGTGAGCCAAACAGGTTCTTCAAGCGTGCAGCCGTAATACGCACTCCTTACGAAATTGACCACTTGGCAGATGACGTATATGCCATTGCATTAGAGATGGTAAACAAACGCACAAGGATGTATCCCAGTCCCAGTTGGATAAATTGTAACTTTTGCATGTTCAGAGATCCTTGCCTTGCAACTAACAAGGGTATGAACGACAACGTACAGCTGATGCTTTCGGAAACATTCCGACGCAAGGTAGCCGCCGAAAGCCTTCGTGAGACTGAACAATACTACGACATTTCCCCAGGAGCAACAACAAATGCATAGACCCAATTTAGACTCGCCGTACCTGAAGCTTATGATTTACGGTGCACCGGGCTCAGGAAAGACGTGGACTTCTGCTACGGCAGCGCAATGCGAAGAAGCCTCACCTGTTCTGATGCTAAGTGCTGCAGGAAACCCCCAAAGCATTCGCAGTCTGGATAAGAAGCCGGATATCATTTCCTTGGAACAGTTGACTGATTTGAACGAACCATACGACTTCCTGGCTTTCGGACAGTCGCCTGACCATCCTTTCTGCAGGGCATTTGGACTGCGTCCACCGTACAAAACCATCATCATTGATAGCATCTCTGAGGTACAGAGATTCTCAGTACGCACTGTAACCGGCGGGGGATATATTGAACCCGGAAACATTCCCCCAAAGATGGAACGCCAACATCACGGCGCTGTGCTGGGGCAAATGCTGAACATGGCCAACCTATTCTACTCCCTTGAAATGAACGTGATTATGACGTGCTTAGAATGGGCACGCCAAGAAAGCGTAAACGGAGCAGTTACTTACACTCCACTATTGTGGGGTCAGTCAGTAGATCAAGTTCCGTCCTATGCTCTTATGGTAGGCCGTGTCGTAAAGTCAAGAGCCATACCGTCTGCATGGAAGGCCATTGATGAACGTCTAGCAGGAGACGGGGTAATCAATGCGATGTTCGTTGTAGAGGGCGAGAGGTACTACGCTAAAGACCAATACAACACAGACACCCTTTACTTTCTCAATCCCACAATTCGAGATATACTGGCCGCGATTGCGCAACCAGTTATTCAGGCAAGCATCTAACCACCAACTAACCAAGGAGAAAAACGTATGCCAAAAATCAACTTCGCCGCCGTCAAGGGTATTGAACCCATCCCCGCCGGCAACTACCTTGCATCTATCATTGATGTCAAGGAAGGTATGTCCAAGACGCAGAACATCAAGTTCGACGTTCAGTGGAAAGTCGAAGGCGGCCCGTTCAACGGTCGTCGCGTGCTTGACACTTGGTCATTCCACCCCGATTCTCTGTTCCGCGTGAAAGCGTCCCTACAGGCCCTGGGCTGGGACAAGACCTTTAGCGGAGACGTCACTCCTGCCGAACTCGTTGGCAAGACTGCAACGATTGTCGTGACCATCGATGTCTCCACTCAAACCGACGAGTTCGGCGATCCCTACCCCCCACGTAACATCGTCAAGAAAGTGAAGCCTGTGGACAAGGGCCTGGCCGCAAAGCAAGGTAAGGGCCTGTTCGGCCGAAACCAGCCCGTCCCCACCAAATAGTTCGACGTCTGCTGCTTGCCCAGACAATCATTGGCCTTACCTCCTACGTACAGCGTAGGGGGTAGGGTAAAGGTATTATGGCTAACTTTTTATCGTACTTCTATTATCACGACGACTACTATATTAGCATCAACCCGGACAGCGTAGACAATGCTGACTTCTACCAGTCCAAACACGACACTAGAGAGTGGCCCAGCAGCAAGGATATCTGGTTCAGTCCTGCTATGCGTAGGGTCAAAGGCAACAAGAAGGAAGACGTTGCAGGCACAGTCGCACTGTGGGTTGATGTCGATAATGAGTCACCTTTCATGTCTACTTTACCTCCTTCCCTTCTTGTAAAAAGTGGAGGAGGCTGGCATGCTTATTGGCTTCTAGGTAATCCCGTTGAAGACGTAGACATCATCGAACGCCTGAACAAAGTACTCACAGCCGACGTACCCGGGGGTGACCCTGGATGCTTCAACGCAAATCGCATCCTCAGGCTTCCAGACACTATCAACACTAAGTATGACCCCCCACGGAGCGTCTCACTACACATAGACCATTCAGGGATTCACTATACAGTGGCAGACATTGAAATACTAGAACGACTGCCTGATGTAGCCAAACACAAGATACGTACCGGAGACTCTCGTGGCTATCGTTCACGCAGCGAACGTGACTGGGCCATCATCGTTGCTTTGGTAAAGACTGGTGCATCCGATGAACTCATTGCAACGATATTCCAGTATCAACCATGTGGAGACAAAGCACGATTAGAAGCGGAGAATTACCTTGAACACACACTCCAAAAGGCTCGCGAGGAACATAAGCCTACAGTACTACAAACTAAGGGAGGAACGGGCACTTCAATCATTGAAGGCGACGATGGTTTCTATGTCACGGGTCGTAGCACTCGCCGCATTACAACTTTCCTATTTGAGCCTGAGTTGCTATTGGATGGGCATGACTTTGGAAATGAGGATGCCATTGTGGGCAAGGTATCTGCGGAAGGCTTCGAATGGCTTGATGTTACTTTCGGACGCGCAGCATTTACTTCCGTCTCAAAGTTGGATTCCTATCTACCTGTCGCTGCGTGGCAGTTCCTAGACACCGAACAAAGCCTGCGTGCTCTCCTACCGTACCTCATGGGAAAGTTACAGGCCAAGGGGTTGCCAAAAGTCAAAGCCACTAATACGTTAGGCCTACACAAAGTAAAGGGCCAGTGGATGTACTTGGGCAACAATCAAACCCTTTCTGCGACTGAAATGTGGGACGGATTTACGGGACCGATTGCGTGGCTGCCTGTGCGACGCGAGCACGCGACCCTAGACCTAAAGCCAAATGCACAGGTCGAGTATGTTCAGCAACTTATGCAAACCGTTTCACAGCTCAATGATCCGGAAGCAATTTGGCCCATTATAGGCTGGTACACAATGTCGTGCCTAAAGCCTGCTATCGAAGAGTGTGGATACAGATTCCCAATTCTTAATATAGCGGGAACACGCGGTTCTGGAAAAACAACCCTAATCCTACGCGTGTTCATGAAGATGTTTGGTCAGACCGACCCTAAGTCGTACGACGCCGGGACAACAAGGTTTGTAACCTTATCGTTGATGGGTTCCTCCAACGCAGTACCCGTTGCATTTAGTGAGTTTCGATATGATGCTGTTCTTTCGTTTGTTCGCTACATATTGTTATCTTATGATACTGGCCATGATCCACGCGGTAGACCAGATCAGACTACTGTCGATTATGCACTCTCAGCTCCGTTCAGCATTGACGGAGAAGATGTCGTCGAAGACCCCGCAGCCAAAGAACGACTCATTATATCCATCCTTCACCCTCAGTCGATCAGTGAACTTTCCGCTGCCTACCGTAGCATGGGCCGATTTAGAGAATTGTTTGGTACAAACCCTGGAGGATACATCATACAACGATTGCTGGGAAAAGTACCGAGCCTGTTGGATACCCTTAAGCAGTCACACGCTGAACTGACGGAAGCATTTCCTATACAGATACCAGATAGAGTTCGTAGGAACTACACTGTAGCTTGGACGGGAATCAAGTGGTGGTGTGATATAGCAGGAATGGATCTACCTGACGTCAAAACACTACAATCAAGTATTGACCAGATCTATGACACTGTTACAGGACGTTCTAAAACACTTGCCGATTTTATGGTTGAGGACATCGCCAACGCTGCATCTTCAGGTACCCAAGGATTTAGATTCACCTTGATGAATGAAGGTACGGAGCTTTGGTTTCAGATGGCATCAGCACATAATTATTGGGCCACATCCAGACGTCGTCAAGGTCGCGCCGCTCTCGAAAGAGACGCCATACGTAATCAAATAAAAGAGGCCACCTATTTCATAGAAGCTCGTGCGATTGACGGCGTTTGGATGTTTGGTATCGATCTTCAGAAAGCGTTCGACACGGGACTTGACTTGCCGTCCCACATCAATTTGGCAAGTATTACAGTGAGGTTCTAATGGCACAACTTGTTGACGCATTTAAGGATATACAGAAAGCAATAGACACAGCGTTCCCTCCTCCGAAGAAGAAAACTATCTACGTCGTTGCTGGACGTATAAACCAGCTTGCATACGATATAACCATCTTTTGGCCGGTCATCCCTTTAGCCATAA